TTCAGCAAGCAGAGGGGGGATTAGGCTTAAAAGAGGATCTGATGTTGTATGGAATACGCAGCCTCATACTGAAATGATTCAGTTTAATGTAGGTGGCGAAAATACGCAGTTAGTTTCAATGCATTATATAGATAGCCCATCAACCACATCAGCCACAACATATAATATTGAGGCTTATCTGGCTGTTGGTACTCAAATGTTGTTGTGGGAAAGCAGTAGAGGTGCAGTAATAACACTCACGGAGATACAAGGATGATTACTATAGCAGATGCACTCCAAGCATTAACACCCTTGGCTCAGTGGGTGATTCGTGGCGAGGTTATTGAGTGGTTGGATAGCGAGCAAGACCAGCCTACCGACAGCGCAATACAGGTCAAGATTATTGAGTTGCAAAGCCAGTACGACTCACAAGCCTACGCACGTTCACGCAAGGCTGAATACGACAAGTTAAACCAAGATGAAATGCGCTACGATGATTTAGTCAATGGCACAACGACTTGGCAAGATGCTATCGCTGCAATCAAAACATCAATTCCGAAGGAGTAATAAATGGCTACTACACTTACAGGAACTTCTATTACTACAGGCACATCGGCCCCTGCAAGCCCGAACGTGAGTGATATGTGGTTTGACACTACTTCTGGCGTAGATGCTATGAAGGTTTATAACGGCACTGCTTGGGAGCGTATGAGTAATAGTTTTACGGCTACTGGCGGAACGGTTACTACTTCTGGTGCATACACAATACACACCTTTACATCCAGTGGAACATTCACACCAACTATGGTTGGAAGTGTTGACTATCTAGTCGTGGCTGGTGGTGGTGGCGCTGCCGCAGGTGGCGGTGGTGCTGGAGGTTTTTTATCGGCAGCAGGGCATGTTGTTGGCGCCCAATCGTATAGTATTGTTATTGGTGCTGGTGGTGCTGGTATCAGTAATAACGCTTCTGTTGGCCCAAATGGAGGCGTGTCTTCTGGTTTGGGTATAACGGCATCTGGCGGTGGTGGTGGCGGTAAATTTTCTAACGCTGGTAATGGTACTGCAAACGCTGGAGCCAATGGCGCATCGGGTGGCGGTGCTGGTGGCTCTGATACTGGTCTTAGTAGTGGTAATTTTGGAACAGGAATAAGTGGACAAGGTAATGATGGTGGACAAGCGCAGTCGCTTAATACAGTTCAAGGGCGTGGTGCTGGTGGTGGTGCTGGTGCAGTTGGTGGTAATGCTAGTACCTCAACTGGTGGTGTAGGTGGTGTTGGATTAGCTAATTCTTACTCTGGTTCATCTGTTTTTTATGCTGGTGGCGGTGGTGGTGGATCAGGTACAAGTAGTAGTTCTGCTGGTGGTAATGGCGGTGGTGGTGCTGGTGGAGTAAATGCCTCTACGGGTGGTAGTGCTACAGTAAATACAGGCGGTGGCGGTGGTGGTGGCGGTGCAACACAAACAACTACTGGCGGTGCTGGTGGATCAGGCATTGTAATTATTCGCTACTTAACATAAGGAGATAACATGGCACACTTTGCAAAACTAAATAACAATGTAGTTACAGAAGTAATAGTAGCTGAACAGGACTTCATCAACTCAGGTGCAGTAGGTGATTCATTCTTATGGGTACAGACTTCTTATAATGGTAACTTTAGAAAGAACTACGCTGCTTTAGGCCACACATACGATAAAACTCGTGATGCTTTCATAGCACCAAAGCCCTACCCATCATGGGTATTAGTTGAAGATACTTGTCAGTGGGAAGCACCAACAGCTATGCCAGATGATGGTCAAGCATACGAGTGGAATGAAGATACAACATCTTGGGTGGCATACGTATGGGATGAAGATACAGCATCTTGGGTAGCAGGAGAATAACCCATGCTGGGTGTATTAAGTGCGTTAATAGGACCAGTCTCTACAATTCTTGATAAGGTTATTCCTGACAAAGATTTGCGTGAGAAGTTGGCTCATGAAATTGCGACCATGGCCGAGCAACATACTCAAGCACAGGTTATGGCTCAGATTGAGGTCAATAAAGTTGAAGCCGCTCACAGCAGCATGTTTGTGGCTGGATGGCGACCAGCGATTGGGTGGATATGTGCGCTAGGTATGGCTGGTAATTTTCTAGTAATTCCATTTGCTAATATGGCCTTAGAACTGTCTAAAACAGGTGTTGTTATACCAATGATAGCGCTGTCTGAAATGATGCCAGTCCTAATGGGGATGTTAGGCTTAGGTGCCATGCGTACAGTAGAAAAAGTAAAAGCTGTGAGCAGAGAGAAATAATATGAGCTACACGATGACATACGACAGCTTACTGGTAGATCTTAGGCGCTATTTAGAGCGAGGATTCACTCAGGATAGTGATCAAATAGTGTTTGACCAGCTTCCAAGGCTAATCACTTTGGGAGAGCGAAGAATAGCTCGTGAGCTTAAAATAGAAGGTTTTATTAGAGCAGTTAATTTACCGCTTCAGATCGGTGTTTCAGCGTATCTAAAACCTGATCGTTGGCGTGATACGATATCTATGAATATTGCAGGTGCTTCAGTGTTTGCTCGGTCTTACGAATATTGCCGCAATTACTGGCGAGATGAGTCAGAAACAGCGGCTCCTGAGTTCTATGCCGATTACGACTATCAACATTGGCTGATAGTACCTACTCCTAATGCCGCAAGCACCATGGAAATATTATATTACGAACAACCTGCGCTTTTAGGTGACGATTTACAGAGTAACTGGCTGACAGAATACGCGCCAGATGTTTTATTATACGCAGCGTTATTGGAAGCCACGCCATTTCTAAAGAATGATGCACGGGTACCAATGTGGACTGCAATGTATGATCGAGCTGCACAAGCGTTAAATGGTGAAGATTTGTCTAAGATTATGGACAGATCCGCAAACAGGAGTGAAGCATAATGCCAAGTTATACCGATGTGTTTGGCGGTGCCAACATTTATCCGAGCGAAATAAGTTATAGTGCGGTCGCTTTAACTACCAGTATTACACTGAGCTGGCCGGAAGAAACGTCTACAAACGTGAATTTAGCCACTCGCATCATGGATGTCACTCCTTCTGCCGGTAGTTTTAACATAACGCTACCGGACGCTGACAAAAGTGGCACAGGTAATACGATCCTTTTCAACAATAAAGGAAGCTACACATTTACTGTTTTAAATGCGAGCGGCACTCAAGTCGGTACCATCGCTTCTGGGCAGCTTTGGCAGGTTTATTTAACTGATAATACGACTGCTAATGGCGCGTGGCAGCTGCTTCAGTACGGGGCTACAACTTCAAGTGCCAACGCTTCTGCATTAGCTGGAACAGGTATTGTGGCCGTAGGTGCGGTACTATCTCAATCAGTACCTATCACCACATTTAACTCTAACTACACAGCAGGAGACACTGACAGGGCCAGAATGTACAACTGGACTGGCGCTGGCGGTACTCTTGTTCTACCTGACCCAACCGCTGTCGGAGACAACTGGTTCCTTTATTTACGCAACTCTGGCTCTGGCCAAGTCGATGTTAACACCCCAGGATCAGTTCAGATTGATGGCGCGACTACTTTGGCTTTTCAGCCAGGAGAGTCAGCTATCATTGCTTCAGACGGAACCAACTTCTACACCATTGGATTCGGTCAATCGTCTACTTTTGCTTTTGACTACACTGTTATTAATGCTGCAGGATCTGGTGATCTAACGCTCTCAGGTGCTCAGTTGAACAGGGTAGCGTATCGGTTTACAGGCGCGTTAACAGGTGCAAGAAACATTATTATTCCAGCAACAGTACAACAGTATTGGATTGATAACCGAACTACAGGCGCGTACACGTTTACAGTCAAAGTAGCAGGAACTACGGGTGTTGTTCTTGTCACTAACGAACGTGGAATATTCTACTGTGATGGTAGCGAACTTCTTGACGCTGATACTGCAGCAGTAGGTTTTCCAATATCTGTCGCGCAAGGTGGTACTGGAGCTACTTCAGCCGGAGCAGCCTTAATAAATTTAGGCGGCACATCCACAGGTA